AATCCGTCGAATATCGCGAAAATTCATGATTGATTATACAAATACAATCACATAATTTATCGCATAGATCAGCGCGACTCAGCATTGGCATCACCAATGCCGAGAATCCGCCGAATATCGCGAAAATTCCCCAATGTGATCAGAATGAGTTCCCTCCAATGATTCCGCATGAACTCTTTGAAAAAGTTGTATGCGTCGATAACTTGCTCATTACTGCATGCACCTTGAATCAGAATACATCCAGATTGAAACACTGCAATCGTAATGCATCGACATCCATTGAATCCATCAAATCTTTTCTTAGGATGCAACTCTTCATATTCGATGCATGACAAGCCATCTTCTCGTCGACAATGACACTGTCCATCACGGCTCTCATTGGCTGCATTCCAATAATAGCACAGTTTCGCCCCAGAATAGTTCGTGTCTGGATCAAAGATACAAAACAGATTGTACGGTTCAGCTGTAATGATATCACGAATCTTTTCCCGATTCACTGGGAAATGAGTCCGGAAATCCGCCACAATCATATAGATCGAATAATAGTTCATCAACAGTTCTCGTCGATCCAATTCCGCAAACACATCAGGTCGTGTCATCATTTCCCTGCGCAGAATATCGACCGCAGTTGATCCATCTTCATCTCGCAAAACTCCCGTCATCGTCATCCGACTGTTGTTAAACAACTTGATATTAATCGGACGACGCAACTCCGACGGTCGAATCACAAACGTTATCTGATTCGAAAATACACATTTCGGCTGATTCCGACGATTCCGCTTACTGATCTTGTTTTTCCCCGTTGTATGATCGTAAATCAAACTCACATACTCCTTTGTCGTCTGACGAACAAATGTCACCCCGATAATCGGATATGTCAAATCACCCCCCTCAAACAAGTGTCGCCGTATCTTGTCCAACACAATCTCCGCAAACTGAAACCGCTGATCCGCAGGGAATTGAATATCAAACTCCGATTTCGCCGATTTCGTATACATCTTCAAAATACTGGCCTCCGGCAAGTCCGAATCAGGAATCGTCGGCAACTGTTCAATTAATGTGTGTAATGCTGTGTGGTCTTCCATTGTTAAGTCATCGTCTCATCGAATCATTTTTTTAAATCAATATATCGACCAACGTTGATCGTTAAATCCAACGATCGAATCACCCAGGTCACGACTACCTACACCAGGTCTCTTACATACCGGTACCTCTCGTGAACCTGGTGTGATAGGCTTCACTTTGACAGCACCGGCAGGCTTGACCCCGTAACAGTTGATCCCAAATCGAATATTGGGATTCGGGAAATATCCACCATGGACACCCTTTTTATGGCGACATGTCGCCGTCAACTCATTCACTGGGAAAAAGGCGTGTTGACCCTGACTCCATCCATATGTACACCAATTGGCACCACGATTATAGGCATCCACGATCTCGGATTCTGTTGCCAATCGGCCACCATATGCAGCGCATTTACACTGGGCCTCCTCATATGTGTAGATCTGATCTGATATGTGGAAAACCTCTTTTCTACCGACAGGTGGCAGCAATCGAGGAGGTAACAGAGTTGATGGAGTACATGCCATACGATCCATACCACTGCTCATAAAAGTCATATAAGACACCGACTCATAACAACCTGTCTTGATATAGTAAATATACGACAAAACATAGACAATGATCGTAATCACGAGAGCAAAGACAAGATATTGTATTATTGGTTGTTCGGGATTAGACTCCATCTTACTTATCATAAACCGAGATTATTATGTCTCTAGCTCAAATTGACCGGATACGTTTTAAAGTAAGCATATAAGCTTCCATTGATATATGTCGCATCGCAATCTCTTCCGATATCATATGAATCTTATCATCATCATATAACACCCAATTACCTTGTTGTGTCTTCCATATGAAAACATAGTGACCACCTTGCATATTACCATGATGAAGAATAGCGCCACATATTTCATAATCCGCGAAATCCTCTTCATATCCGATGCAAATGGATCGTAGTGAAATCGATTGAGTCAGATCAACGCTGATCGGCATCGTTTTCTTATGATGGCGAATCTGACCGGTTGAATGATCAATCTCCATATGGAACCGTTTAATATGAAGGAACAGGTATTGCGGAAGTTTGACATACCGGATTTCGCGCCAATAGTTGACATGTTGTACGCAGGTTTCACATGTAACAGTTGCATCGGTCATATGTTCAGCTGCGCCGATGCGTCCAATGAGTTGTGACAAAGATGCTTGACGAACATCATTGACGGCAGGGAGTTCGAGTTGAATCATATTGAAAGTTTCAAATCGATCTTTGATGGTGTTACAATGGGGACAAAGGAATCGATTACATTGCATTCCGTAGAAATATGGCAGAAGATTGGAATATTTGAGTGCGAAAAACTGTGACCACTGTTCAATGACGCGGATCATCAACCTGTCCCGATCTGTCAATGCTGATTGATCTGGTGGAATTGCAGCACGGATTGCGACATGTCGTTGAGACTGTTCATAAAGTTCATCGATAAGAACTGACATGAACTCTTGTGCATCACATGGATCGTTTCCAGCGAATTGGGCTGCACGTTGTCCAATGATCTGTTTCAAATGTGCCGGTGACAAGATGCGACCCGGATTGTTCCAATAGTCATGGGAGAACTGGCGGAACAGTGTGTAAATGGGACCGGTTTGGGGTTGTGCTAGGATGGTGCTGATTGCATCGTAACAGTGGACGAGATTTTGAAGTGCGGCACTGATATAACATGTGTTACCAATGTTGGCGATACCACATATTTCACCGTGTTGTTGGACATTCATCATTAATATGATGAAGGAAGATTATCGAAAACCGAGTAACGCAATTATTTGGCACTTGCACTCCCAGACTTCCGGGCACTTGTTGTTGCACTCGCAGACTTTCGGGTACTCACCGACTTTCTCACACTTGTGCGCGGTGCTGCGCTGGCAGACTTCCGCACACTTGTGCGAGGAGGCAACGAATATCCCGGATGCTGCGACAGCTGAATGAACACAACCTTCACGGGGGCATAGCCAGGAGATGGCACACCTTCAGGATCGACCCGAGTCATCTCCAGCATTCCCATGTGATCATCGATCTTGACGGGCTTGCCGCTAAACTTGTAGAAAAGGGTGATGGGCTTCTTGCCACCCTTTCCGCCAAACGAATCGATCAGATGCACCGGCTGATCTGCGGGAAGTGTACCGTTAAGGTACTGTTCAATGGCGAGCCGCTGACGCATCTTAGCGCACTCCCAATGATCGGCACGCTTCTGCTGAATATAGGCGCCGATAAGGGTGATAGGGCGGTTCTCTTGATTCATATGAGGAGGGGCAGCCATGGATTTACTATATACACACAAGATAAAAATAAACGAATCTATTAAAAGATTGGATCATTAAAAGATCAGATCGTAAAATGTCCGCATCTACATCAACAATTACATTAACAACTGACCTATCAACGCCGTGGGTCTTATGGTTTCACCCTATTGACGGGGAGGCGTACGATTTGGCATCGTTTGAGCGATTGTCGGATATCCGTACAGTTGGCGACTATTTAACGACGATTGGATCGATCAAGAATTACACATCAGGTATGTTCTATTTGATGCGTGAAGGGATTCCGCCGATGTGGGAGCACGAGGCGAATGCGCATGGTGGTTACTGGTCGTATCGCATTCCGAAGGCTCGTGCTAACGGGACATGGACGGATTTTTGTTCAGCCGCGGTGGGAAATGTGTTGACGCGATCATTGGAGGATATGCAATGGATCAATGGGATATCGATTTCACCGAAGATTAACAACGCTATTATCAAGATTTGGACATCGGTCGACAATTTCCCTCATCATCGTTTACCCGACAACATTGGTGAACAGTACATGTCAGGTGGTGTGTATAAGAAAGCGACTGAGATGTTGCAACAGGCTGTTGCCGGTGCGGCACCAACGGTACCGGGTTGGGACCCGGCAGCGGCACCAGCGGCACCGGGTTGGGACCCGGCAGCGGCACCAGCGGCACCGGGTTGGGACCCGGCAGCACAAGAGGCATAATGGGCCTTTGGGCCCTTTGGCCCCCATGATACAAATCGATTGATTTGCATCGTATACGATTTTCTATGATTAGAATAATGAAGCGACACGTTGGCGGTGATATAGTGGGCAAAGGTTCTTTTGGATGTATTGTCAAAATCCAGAAGACGCGAAAAGAGTCGTTCGTATATAAGATGATCACACTTGTGCGCAACACACACGATTTGAAAAAGCAACTTGTTGCCCTTTCCATTTCAAAACACGAATATGTTCAAATGGGACTCTCTCATCTTATATCGGAAAGCGTCGAAGCAATTAAAGAGATCGACAACTCTCGTATCCTCACATTCGAATTGTCGAAACCGGAGAATCGCCAATATAGGCGGTTCTTTGCATTAATCGAGAGTCATGAAGACGTGATATTCGAGAATGAAACAACATTGCGTAATCGTGGATTGAAGTCGCATAACATCACGGAATGTCGCGCCTATTTCATCGACCGTGTCAGCGCCGTGCTTCAACGAGCTGCAGCATTGAGGGTCGATCTAAATCTGGACATTGCATTGTTGAAGATGCGTTATATCAACGGTATCAATTTGCGGGAATATGTGAACAATTCGGAACAGAATCGAGCGATGTATCGCAATCATCCATCGAAATTCATCGACTTGTGTTATCAATCGATTCGTGCATTGGCATTCATGCATCAATCGCATATTATACACAGGGATATCAAATCGGAGAACATTATGATGGATCGTGATATGGATTGTCCGGTTTATATCGATTTCGGATTCAGTCGGAATGTGACTCCAACATCGACAGTGACTGTTAACGATTATCGATACGGAACACCTATATTCAAACCACCTGAGTCAGTGATGATGTACAGTAATATTTCAAAAGCGATGTTACCGATCTTGTTGCGTCAAATGTATCGCGACGATTCGACAATATTACATGTATGGGATCCAATTCATTCATACACTCGGGCGTATATAGAGACGACAATGGATCGTATAGTACGGCAATATCGTCGAGATCCGACGTCGATTATCACGGTAGAAAATCTGATGAAGTTCGACGTGTTTAGTTTAGGATGCACCCTGTATGAGAATTTCACGACGATATATCCTTATGAAGAGTATCGCACTGATATATGGGCAACAGTGTTGAACAATCTGTTTTTACAAATGATGAATCCGGATGTGTTCAATCGGATTACATCGGAAACGGCGAAGAACATCATGTTCAATCATAGAACAACACTGATTCGACAAAGCACACGTCGTTTAACGGAGAATGTTAAAAGAAAGATGAATATAAAATAAAATAGATAACTAAAATATGTCCCACTACTTGGTGCAACCTACTACAACAAAGTCTCGTTATGTCCTGTTTCCGATTCGCCGTCACGATGTGTGGGCCTTATATAAGAAGGCTGTGGGGAGTTTCTGGATTGCGGAAGAGATCCAGTTATCGCAGGATTGCGATGATTGGACGAATCGGCTGACGGATGATGAGCGGCATTTCATATCAAACATTTGGGCGTTCTTCAGTTCATCGGATTCAATTATTCAAGAGAATCTGGCGATGAATTTCATTACAGAACTGGAAGGGGAGACGGAGTTCATCAACTTCTATTCATATCAGCTCTATTCGGAGGGGATTCATAGTGAGACTTATTCTCTGTTGATCGACACATTGATCCGTGATCCTCGTGAGAAGGACCGCATATTCAATGCAATGGACACGATTCCGTGTATTGGTCGTAAGGCGGGATGGGCGCGGAAATGGATTTATGGTGCGGCAGGGGGCGCGTCGGACACAGTGACAACATTCGCATCGGAATCGGACAGGATGTTTCATGATCAGATGATGGGTCTTATTCGGGACAGGGCGGGCGGTGCAGATCCGTTGAACGATATGCGGACGGTGCGATTGATGCGAACGGTTCGCGAGACGGTTGGTCTTCCGTCGAATTCGATGCCGTTCCCGATTCGCGTGGCGGCGTTTGCGGCGGTTGAGGGCATCTTCTTCAGTGGATCTTTTTGTGCGATCTTTTGGTTAAAGAGTCGTGGATTGATGCCGGGTCTCGGATTCTCGAATGAATTGATTAGTCGAGATGAGGGGATGCATACAGAGAATGCGTGTCTCCTGTTTTCGTATCTGATTCAGAAACCGGAAGAGAGTATTATTCATGAGTTGATCAGGGAAGCGGTGATGATTGAGACGGAATTTATTACGGAGTCGATTCCGGTGAGACTGATTGGAATGAATGCGGATTTGATGACGGTGTATATTCAATTTGTTGCGGATCGTTTACTGTTGCAACTGGGATATTCTCCATTGTGGAATGTGCAGAATCCGTTCTCTTTTATGGAAGCGATATCACTTGCGCCGAAGACCAACTTTTTCGAAGGTAAAGTGTCGCAATATATGAAGGACGGTATTGGAAAGAGTGCTGCGGAGAATCAGATCGGATTTACCGACGATTTTTAATCACGAATATTTTGATTAAAATATTCATATTTCTATTTCTCGTCTTCTTCGATATGCTGTGATATGCGTGTATCCAATTGATCGATTTCTTCTATCATTGATTCGACCCGATTCGACGCCTCTCGTTTAGCGACGGATTTGCGTCGTGATGCACGAGTTTCGCGATCAAGTCGTAAGACATCGGCCGGGATGGCTCTCGACGGTTTAATCGTATACACTTTGTCTTCGTATTTGATCGGTATCTCTTTCACAGTTGAACCCATTTTAATCTTCTTAATTTTGGGGGGATTGTAATGGGATCGGGATCCCATGAATGTTTTCGTTTTATGAATACCGTGTGTGACTTCAACTAATTCGAAGACAACCGATTTATCCAGATTCCGTTTTGCCTTGATCTCCAATGATGTTGCCAACTCTTTGAACGCCTTCTTTGCTGCACCGAGTGGCTCACGTGCTATATATTCACCATAACAGTTTTTCTGTTTCACTTGTTTCCCCTGATCTAAACGATATTCGATCAGGCATTTGGCGAATCGAAACCGACGACGTGGTGATGACATTATACTTATGGTTAAGAAAATATGTTGTGATTGTTTCAGTCTCTTTCATTTTTTATCGGATTCTATCACAAAACTCGACATGGATCAACGCCAATTTGTGTTAACATCTCTTCGTCGCCGTCAAGCTCTTCAACAACAAATCGAGGCACTTCAACGGGAACGCGAAGCACTCGATCAAGATTTCATCCAATGGATGGAACAAGAAAAACTCCGAAATATTCGGTTAGGAGATGGCACGGTTTATTCGATTCGATCGTATCCGGACATTTCATGTACTCAGAAATCGATGGAACCGGTGATTCGCAAATATATGCGTAACAATGAAGATGTACAAAAATGCCTGCAATTCACCTTTTCAACCGGCAAAGCTGCTTATATGCAACGTTTGGCCGAATTCATGCCAAATATGGTTGTACAACAGGTTATGCGGGATTTTGATCAAATGAATGCGGCAGCTGGATCGAGACGCAAATATTTGACAAAAACAGTGCGGCCTTCATCTGGTAGCGTATAA